TTTGTATGATTACCGCATTCGTTGCAAATAAATTCTACAACGATTCTGAAGAAAATCAATTAGTTCGATATGTTCTTATGGCATTATGTGCTTCTTCTCGGCATCTTATTAAGAACATTGCATTTCTTATTCGTATCGGTAATCCTTCAGGCTGCTTTCTTACTACAATTATTAATATCATCGCCAATATGTTTTTCTTTCGTTATGGCTATTATCATTTAGTTGATTTCGATCTTCTAAATTTTACAAAACATCTTATGCCATGGTTTTTCGGTGATGACAATATCAGTCCTGTACATCCAGATATTGCATCTAAGTTCAACATGAAAACTCTACCACCATTACTAGCAGAAATCGGTGTTACATATACGTCTGCTACAAAAGGTGCAATCGTTGATGATTTATTACCACTCAATCAATGTTCATTTCTTAAACGTGGTTTTTCAATCGATCCCGTTATGAAAATTTATGTTGCACCACTTGAATATTCTGTTTTGAAAGAAATTCCATATTGGTCTCAATCTGATCCAACAAATATGATCGACCAATTGCAACGTTTCAATTCTGCTTTACTTGAATGTGCAAATTACTCTCGTAATTTATTCAAGTCTTTTCTCTTCCGATATCAGAATTATTGTAACAACTTGAAACAACGTGGTTATCCTATCGAATCATCAAGTTTATTAACTTATGAAGCCGCTCGTTATATAGCATATCCAGACTTTTATCCAAAACTTGCCTTGAGACAGACAATGTTCGCGGATATGGCGTCTGATGAAGATTCCTGTTGGGACGGATTGCTATCACTTTTGAAGCGACGAATGAGATTCTTTCGAAGAATCATGTATCGATTATTGGGTCGTGCGCCTTTAGTATTATTGGAGATGATTTTCGACGACCGTGAAGAACGTATCCCGTTTCATATGCGCGATCCACAATTATATCAAAATCGAATGGAATTCATGCTTCGTGATACACCACAATTTTCAAACAACAATCAGTCACCATCACTCTTTGGTCAACCTGGTCGATCACTTTATTCACAATCTTCTGCACCGAGCATTTATTATGATCCTATGCATGCAGATATGGCTGACAATGGTGAGGAAACACAAGAACAACATGCAGTCGTTCAAGCTATTTCGACTTTCATAGATACTGGTGCCCCTCATGATCCTCCACAAGTAACAACTATAGACACGTTTCCATCCTACATGCCAAATGTCAATATGAGTGTCTTTATGGAGAGACCTTATTTAGTGTCGGAATTCTCTTGGACTTCTACATCAGTTGTTGGTGCAACTTTATTAACATTATCATTTCCTCAACAATTTCGAACCAATACGTATTTGAATTATAAGTTGCTTTATATATCATTCTGGCGACCTAGTGTTGAAATAACAATACGTATTAATGGAACATCAATGCATTATGGAAAAATGATGATAGCTTGGTTGCCACAGTCTAGTACTATTCCACTCGCTTATCAAAGTTTCTATACTTTATTCAATGGTAGGAACTGGTTCCAAGTTTCTGCAAATGCACAACAAGAAATTGTCATTCGTGTTCCATATATTTTCTATCGACAATTTCTACAACTTAACGACACAATTAGTAATATTGGTGAACAAAATGAACTTTTTGGATTTTTCATTTTTTGTTCAGTACCATTATCATCAGTAAATGGAACACTTGCACCTATTCCTGTCACTGTTACAGCCAAAATTTTACAACCTAATTTAATTGGCTACACTCATGAGATTTTTACAGCAACAATGCTCATGGTTGATGATCAACAGGAATACCCTCATACACAATGGCTAAACACTCCAGGCAGATATCGTTTTCGACCACGTGTTCAAGCTGCGAATGATTTAGTTGCCAATGGACCTGACACGCCTGCAGCTGAATCTATTAAAGCTAGTGAAGAAGGAACCACCTTTAAAATTTCCAACATTATTGGTGGTCTCGGCAAATTATCTACATCTTTGTCGAAAATTCCTATCATTGGTGCATATGCATGGCCAGTTGGTGTTAGTTTGTCACTAACATCAAGCATGCTCAAATATTTCGGATTATCAATTGCACCAAATATTTCAATACCTCGACCAATGCTCATCCGAAACACACGCTTGTATCAAATTGAAGATACACCAAATTCAATTGTGATCGCACAAGCTCAAGATGCTGGTCTATTACGTGATTTCAAATTTGTGAATGGACATGCGGATGAAATGTCTATTCTTCGATTCATTCAAACACCTGGTCTTTATTATACTGGTCAAATTACTTCATCTCAAACATCAGGCACTATTCTATGGTCAATGAATGTATGTCCTCGTGATTTTATATGTTGGACTTACGGTGGTACTAGTCCTTATACTACTGTACCAAACCCATACAATGCAACACCATTACAATGGGTCTCCCGAATGTTTAATTTCTGGCGAGGTAGTATCCGATATCATTTCGCTTTTACTGCTTCGAAATTTCATTCGCTTCGAGTTCGTTTTGTGTATATTCCATACACATCAACTAATCCAACACTTGACCAGACTGCGAATTGTATTAATGTTACTCTTGATGTCACCGAGGAGACTGAGTATTCATTTACAGTTCCTTACTTTCAATCTACCGAATGGCGTCAACTACCTAGAACGCCTATTTCTTCTGCTACTTCACCGGAAATGTTGAATGGATTTCTCTATATGTATCTTGTCAATCCATTAACTTCTGGTCAATCGAC